ACGAGAAAAAAACCGTATTCATCAAATTTTTAGCTTTTAGTTTTTATTAACTAACATTCATTTAAGGTCAGTTGTGTTTCAGGTGATAATTATGTGTTGAGTTGATATTGCTTTATTACTTTGTGCCCAGGATGTACCCGGTGACTTTGACGAGCTTTTTCAACTCCGACGGGTTTAAGTTGTCCAATAGCTTCACCATGTCTGGGTATGTGTTTTCTATCACCTCGAAAAAATCGTAATTTAAATCACCTTTGGGCATTTTCAGAACGTGACTTAACCACTTCACTATATTTGACACTTTGCACAAAGCCCACTTCTTCTCTACCACTTTGCTTCCCCCAATGGTTGCCCCCGTGTTCTTAATTCCACTTAAGCTTGAAAGATCCAACAAGTACTTTTGCATAGCAGGCTCACTAAGTGGCAGTGTCAACCCAGGTGCTAGTGATTTCAGGTTGGCCTCGATGGCAGATTTGTCTAGTCTACAGGGGTGTTTAAAAGTACTTGTCAAAGCCATGATTGATTTCGCAGACCTAACCTCTCCGTAGCAAGGTGCCATGTTCTGGTGACCTAATGTTAACAACATATAACATTCCGATCCTGATAGTTTACTCCCTTGCATGATATATATTGAAACTACTCGGACAAAATGTGGTAGCTTCTTTGCTTCAGATTGTGCATGATACTTAACAAACATGTACACATTAGTCCCATATGATGTGCATATGTTACAAGATAGTACATGTTTCCTCCACTGTATCACTAAATGCAGGACGTCCTCCATGTTTTTTAGTTCAGCATCACAGATGGTTAGCAGAAGAGGATCTTTGCACACTCTGTGGATAAAATCCCAATGTTCTCTCTTAGTTGCATCAGTTGCTTCCATTGCCAACCCTTCACCAAGGTCGATTATTCTGCTGATACTCCCCATTACACGCACATACTCTGTGGGATGATGATGATCATTGGCATCTTTCAGACTCCTGTATACAAACTTTAGATTAGGGTATTCACATGCAGTTCTGGACATAAGATTCCCAGCTCCCTCACCGATGAAGTAGATAATTCTTAGTTCAAGTTTTGTTATCAACTTGCCTATACATCCCTTTACACTTACCTTACACCCTGTGGAGCTATGGACAAAGTTATAACGGTTGATGTGGTGCCAAGGCATTAAAGTCATGTAGTTTTTTGTCAAATTGCTGCCAGACTGCTTAGCTGTACTGCATGTTGCATTGAAAGTGGTCAACTTACTAAAGATGACTTTCGGGAACAGCAGTAGGGCCCGAGTGGGGTCTACAGAGGGTGTGACATCAGTTGGAGATACTGTTTTCTTTATGGTGGGCACATTGTCTTGCATGTTCTTGCACCTTAGCAAGCGTGTCATAGCATGTGCCATATCGGAGTAACTAAGCATTATGACTTTTACATGGACACCTGCAGCCATTATTTTCAAATATTCAGTGACAGGTTTTTGCTCGACTATGTCACCCTCAGCATTGACAATCCATGGGATCTCCATGTAGTCTACTGTTCTTAACCGGCTAACAAACCAGTTTTTGAAACTGATACTACCCAGAACATTCAATACAGATGTATCGTAAAGCATAAGTCTTCTTTTTACTTTGGGTTCCAGGAACACCTTGCTCATCATCCGCCAAAAGCTATTGTCTACTCTGATAAGCCTGTCTATGGGATCCTCTACTATCCCCAATGTCTTGTTCTTTTCAGTTTGCCAATGGCATAGGAGATAAGTTTTGAAGCTCATAAGGAACCATGTGAAGTTTATGAAGGCATGGTCTGTTATGAATCCATCTCCCCACTCTTTCTGGAAAATACTATTCTCAGTAGTGAGTAGAATCAAAACAGTGCACCAGTGGCAAGCAAGACAGCTTGTTAGTGCCTCTACTATGTTGTTACCATTAAAGAAGTTTTCAGTTGCTGGTTTGTTGTTATTTATATTGCTACGGACAGTTGGTAATAACAACTTCCCAAGCATAACCAAGTCGATGTGGTCCGGATTAAAGATATGTTGATCAGTCACAATCTTTCTTACACTCTTGAAATTCAGGTGGCCCTGGAAATTAGGGGCGGACATTATGTCAATATCTTCTACGATAGGTTCTAGTAACACTTGTTTAGGGCTACGCCCAGTCAATTGTTCAACCACACACATGACACTAATTCCACAACTTATAGCATTTTGGAACACAAGGTTAATGTCCTCATTGCCAAATCTCTCACTCAACCGCTTGTTTATAGGACTAGTGTCAAAATGAAAGTTTGTAGTTCTATACGCCGGTACTGATGATGGGAACTCCATAGGCCTGCTGCTCACTGCAAGCCTGTGTAGGAAATTGACGCTCATAAACCGAGGTAGAAGTGGTTTTAACAGCTTATATGGAAGACCCAGTGTTCCTAAGCATATTAAGTTTAGAAGACGTCGGAGGCCAGTAACGCCTTTGTAGACCCACCTGATTTTGCCTATGGTTTCTAATTGGTCTTTTTGTTCTTTCGATAAGGCCTGTCTGTTGTAAACAGCTACCAATTTTTTCTCTTGTGTGCTTGAACCTACCCATGGTGCTTTCGGACCTCTTTTCCCTCTTGTTGTTTTTTCAGCTGAGAATTTTTCTACAATGATACCTGGCTTCTGTGCTATTGTAACATAATTAATATCTAAGCTAGACAACATGCTTGGAGATGATACACCGACAATCTCCAACCCATCCCATGACATTTCTCTTATTCTTTTGGAAAGCTGACAACAAAGAATCCGATTGTTGCTCCTCAGATCTATTGTGTCAGTGATAGGTCCAGACTCAAGTATTCTACCCAACAGGCCCAAGTTGAGCAACATCATGTGGACTGCTCTGTCAATATCTACACCACTTATAGCAGAAGTTCTTTGGAGGATATTTGTTATGGATTTGGTTCCGGCAATCATGTTTACAACTTTTTCAGCTTTGTGGAATGGGAATGCTTCATACACCACTCTCAGTCCATGTGGGTAGACAGGTGATATATCCTCCATAACTGTGCCTATTTCTTCCTCATTCTGACTGAAATGCACAGCACTATCACTGAACAAGGGGTTTGGTGCAAGGCTGAGCACACTAGTTACTGCTGTTCTATTAATTTCGCTTGTTACCTTAGCCTGCCTTTCTGACCCAATAGCTTGAGGGTCTCTCATCAGTGTGGTAAGAGTGGCTCTATCATTTTTGCATGTGTTCAACAGTGTTAAGAAGAAGTTCATATAAACTCCTCTATCCATCTCTATTGCTGTTAGTAGTAACTCCATGTGTGTTAACACCTCTGTCAAAAAATCTGGTGTCCGTCTATAAAAACTCCTATAAACAACAACAGGGTCCCCTCCCCCCAACTGCATTGGTATGTTCATGAACAAGTTAACAGTGCTGCTCTCATCTGCTAACCTGAAGAATCTCTTAACTTTGGTTAAAGTTCTATTAAGCTCATTGGATATTTGTGCACCTGCTAAGCTATGATCTTTTGCCTCGACAAAGCACTGGATGTACAACCAGAAATTCCGAACTATAAGACTAGTCACAAATGACTCCCCTCGAAATTCTAACTCTTGACAGAGACTTCCAATAGCTTCCATACTAGTCTTGATGTCATCCAGTATTGTGTTTATCCAGGGACCCACTCGCAGAACCTTCTTAATTGCAGCAGGATACATTACGCCTTCTGATTGAATGGTCTTGCTCATAAACTGGAGGTCTCTTGAAACATAAGTCTCCCCTTCCTTCAACTTGTGTCCTATGTTATAGTAGGCATCCCTTACAGCAGTTAACATCTTGATGGCAAGGCTATAATCAGCCTGTATTTCAGTTTGAGCACCTGTGAGTCGCACAGGTTTACTCACATCTATAGACTGGTTGTCCCCATTCAGCAGTGATGTGAGCTGCACCCGATTCCTCACAGACACCACATCAAGGAGTGATATTGCTTCCATGGTCCACATCTTTTGGCACCAGCCTTCTATGCCACCCATGTGGAACCTATACAGTCCACTTTGCTCCGGTATCTGGTCTATGTCGTAGATTCCACCTGTGTCAGGGGGAGCATGTCTATAAGTGCAGATCATGGTTGTGGAGGATACAGTCAGATGTAACCAGCAGAAAAGGCTTTGAGTCCCATGCAGTTCGTCTGCAACATCAGCACACACTGAAGTAGTCTCGTATCTAAAGGCTTGGTTAAACTTGCTCAAATCAGTCACTATTGAAGCTCTTGCTATATAATTATTGTAGCTATCACTTTTCCGTTTTTTTGTAGACGATAGTTCGGACTTGAGTTCCATGATTCTTTGTAATTCTAGATCTCCATACCTAGTCAATGTCTCTGGGAAAAATGGCACTATGTTATCTGATAACAATTTCTCAGCAAGGATCTGCACCTGTCTTTGCTTTCCAGGTTGCATTGCAAACATACGACCTACACTTAGTTCCCTTTCTTTTCCTGTTAAGGAGACCACATGCTCTTTGTCATTCAAGTACTCTTGACCTACAACATATTTTTTGAGATCACTTTGCTTAAAATTAGCATCTTTTAAGTAGAACTCTAGCACCCTCCTGGTGCGCTCATGCTCTAGTCTGTCAAGAGACTCCAACCTGAATCTGTCTTGTATGTTTTGCGGAAGGTAGTTACGTGGATACACGGACCATATGAGAGATTTGGGAGGAGATATTGCTTTATCATTCAGTACCATCTCCAAACTGGTCTGGCTAGGTACATAGAATTCTTGGCAAAAACTGATCCCAGCGAGCTCCAAGAAGTCTTCCACACACAATTCAAGATTGCTTGGGTATGTTTTTGCATTCATGTACATCTTCCACCTTCGACTCAATGTTGATGGATTCTTTATCTTTGGCCATCTTTTGTAGTTCCCTACGAAACCTTTGATCACTCTCAGAATGAAGGCCCCCCTCATCTCCGTAAGGGCCACCAGACTTAAGATTTTTGCAGTTTCACTGTTATCCCTCACTGCATCCATAGCCTCCCTTTCTTCTACCATAGGATGTCCGAATATGCGGAATATAAAATACATCTCTGCAGCATTAGCAATCTCATTATTCACCAGAAGCTTAATTATTCTCAGCACTCTCCCTGTTGCTTCCAGCATTTCATGCTCGCCTGGGTATCTATGATGCTCAACAGATGTGTTCTGTGTCCGCCTTCGGTATGCAGCTCTCATCTTCCCTATTTTATCAGCTATGCCATTCAATAGCGTATTCCGGAACCTTACACTGAATTGTGCATGTTCAGTCATCCGCAATATTTCGCTCATAATGAATCCTTCAAATTCCTTTACAATCCCATACCCCTCATTGCCAGTGATGCTCAATAACTCATCAGTCTCACAGTACAATCGGTTGAGTAACTCACCAACTAATTTGCTCCTTAATCCAAGGCCGTCTTGGGCACTATTTAAGCAATTGCTCACCCACACACACAAGTTTGCATTAAATCTGCTCAAGGCAAGGTCCTTCCAAGTCAGGAGTTGATTGTAGGTACAAAAACATATTCTTCTACTCTTGCGACTTATGATTATACACCCGAAAGAAGAAACAGCAAAAAAGAAGTTCAGGCTACTTTTCCGTAATATAGCACTGGTTTGGGATACTTCCAAACACCTATAAGACTGGATGACGTCATTCAATATCAACCAAGAATCAAACCAGTGCTCCAGCCAGTCAGGTAAGTTCTCCACTTGAATACGATCTATTATTTTTCCCCTTCCTGGTGTCTGTGACAGTTTAAGCCAATCAGTCACCATTTTCAATTTGACTTCACTTATATCCTTGCTTCTACCCAACCATTTCTTGAGTTTCTTTAGTCTTGCACCTGCTGCAACTTTTAGCAGCTCCTTCTGGATCATAAGAGGTTCGACCACTCGATATTCTCTGCTAATGGTAAGACTCTTGAAGAGGGCCCTCAACCTCTGGTGTTCAATCACTGGATTAGTCATTGCAACATGTGCTGTATAGTCATCCTTAATGTATGGCCGGTTGAGTACACATGATCCAATTGCATTGGTCTCACTGAATGAAATGACCCCCTTTAAGTAAGAGTCAGGCAGATAGACATTTACGACGGACTCATCGGATATTTCCATATTGGTCCTTGTTTTTCATTCTTTTAATTGTTTTAGACTATCTGATGTGTTTTTTTATTATCAGATATATATGTGTTCATTTTTAGTTAACTAGTGCAACACCACTCAACCAGACCAACTCCGTCATCACACAAGCAACGCCAGATACGCCTCCAACAGTAGAATGGTTCGGTATAGTATGTTTTCATGCACACTGTGTTATAAGTGGAACACAAAGGCACATCAATTCTGCATTGCTTTGTAATATTGGAGTTGTAAGAACCTACTCTGTAGCAGATTTTTTCCTTGCCTTGGGGGTCAAAATGTTCACAGTTGATGCTGTTTTGAGTTGTGGGGAGGGATTGATCTGATTCGTTGGTCGGAGAGTGTGTGGGCTTGTATGTACTGAATGTCTTTTCCCAGGGTGTTGTGTGCTGGAGGATAGTTCTTGTGTTGTCGTAACTTGGCGGGAGTGTCATTCGTTGGGTGTGTTTATTATGTTGCCCATTAGTGGTTGAATTTGGTTGGTTTGTGGACCCTAGTTCTCGGTCTGTGGTTGTTTTTCCGTTGGTGTTGCTCCCCGGCAAGGCTTGGGGGGGCCCTGATTTGTGTGTCCCAGTCTTCGATGTGAGCATGAGGCCCAGGCTTGTTGAGAGCAGAGTGGCTGTGCTGGTGGTTATGCCTTGAGGATTTGGATCGGAGTCTGTGTTGTCTTGGCTAGGCCATGCCGGGTTGGTCTTCTGGGGCTCAGAGGTGGTGCTGCTGTTAGTGCTAATCTTGTTCACCTTGCAGCAGTCCACACTTGAAAGATCTACCCTGCAGTGGCAGAGGGCTGTTGGGTCAACTTGATTATCTCGCTGACAAATTGGTCCTGATTTGCAAAGAACCAATAAGCCCATACAATCAAAACCACCCAGTACAGTATCACTGCGGCTATACATATCACCATAAGAAATTTGCACATGCAAACAGCTTTCAGACTTTCTTGTTCGAGCCGTTTGTAATCCTCCATAATTTCCTGCTGGAGTCGCACTTGGTGCAGTAGTTGGCTGCTCCTGGGTGGTTGACCACCAATCTCTATCTCCTCCATTGTAGTTTCTGCACTCCTCTAACACTGACTGTTCAACTATGACGCTAACAGTGAGTGCAATAGTGACTGTGCAGGTCAGCCCGAAAGCTGATAGGACTATAGCCAATATGTACCTCCTCCCGATGTCCAGCCAGAACCCCACTGCAGTTTGATATGCACTGGTGCCCTGAACCATATATAGTTTGGACCCCATTGAGATACTTGTCCCGACCTTTCTTTGTAAATAAATAATACTGTTGCCTATTATTTGGCACTAGTGTTGTCAAAATTCATTAGTTGTAGCAGCACTTAGTTGCTGTCCCATTGTTGGTGCATATGCATTCCTTGTAATCCTCGTTGTGACCACAGGGTTTCCCAACACACTCCACCACTAAATCTATACAATTCAAATCTTCACCCTCTCGTGCTCCCAAGCAGCCTTTAGTTTTGAGATACCTGACCTCACCTTCGCACAATTTTTTCTCTACCAGGCAGTCAGGGGGAGTACTACGTCTTTCATTGGTTGTCAGTTTAAGTTGATTTGTCTGTAGTGCCTCTATCATTGTACTTGGGGTAGTATAGATTGCAGCTGTAGTTGTGCTCGCTCCTGATAACTTCTGCTTGCAGTTGTGGACCTCCTGCACTGTGAATGCCAGTTTCACAGACAATCCGATCGTAGCAACAAGGAAGATCAAAGCTAAGATTGCACAAATCACAGCAGCACAACTCACCAAGATCCTGCAGCAAGAATTGCACCTTGACTTGATCACTGTCCATTTTGAAGCAGTGTCTGACCCAAGGTTGACGGTAGAAGTCATTATGACTTGTCCCACCCTTTTTTGGACTTATAGCTTAATTGGTTTTAATTAACTAATTATATGAGGTATATATAGCTATAAACTCAAGATCTTTTCGACACTCCACACATTGTTTCCTATTGATGTGATCTATTAGGACCATATTGGCTACTTCCTCTATTAAATCACTCCAGCTCGCAATACTATAATCATATATCTTACGAACCATACACAATCCAAGTGCATTGCACTTAATTATTGCTGTCACCCTTCTGCAGGGTATTACCACTGGCATTGTCACTCTCTGGCCCTGCAGATAGCTGTAGTATGATCTTGGCAAGCTTTTTGAGTTTTTCTCTGGGAAGCCGCTTGAGGCTGTTGATCAAACTTGCCGGATTTTTACTCATATCAACATAAGATAGTATCAGATTGTGTAGCGCCACATGTTTAGGGTCTTCAAGCATTGAATCTCTGGATGTTTTCACATCATTTTCCTGGAGCTGTTTTATAATGTTGTACAGGCTGTAGCAGGCTGCTGATTTGGTGATTGTTGTGTTCCCTTCTATATAATTCTGTACAACATTGGCAGATCCTAGAACAAAATCCTGGGTTCTATCTTCTCGTCCTGCCCCTGATATCAAGGATAGGCCATCTGTCCTGTCTGTGTTTCTCAATAATTGGTTAAGCATGTAGTTTGCTCTGACTAAGAGCACATGATCAGGCCAGGACCAATAATTATGGTTAAATGTACAGGATGATCCCCTGTTGCATTTGCCCCGTATTTCATATCTGCAGGGATTTCGCCTAGACATCTTCACTTGTCCCAATTTTAAATAACTTAACTGACATAAGCCATGCTGCTATGACCTGTCGTGGCCGGGTAATCATGCTTTGGTTTGGTCTTCCGGACTCTGGAACAGTAATATATCACTGCAAGTAAAAAGAAGATTCCTAGAATGACTAGCACTACTATTGCTATAGCAATTCCAGCCTTGCTCTTGGCATCTGCACCTAGCAAGTCGTTAGACTTATCTATTAAGTCCTGAGATCTATCTATACTCTCAAATACTTGGTCAAGTGCAACATTGAACTGATCCACAGGGAATAATATTGGGTTAAAATTGTTCACAACTGGAGCTCCTTTTATGGTCCTCTGTTCGCCTACAACCTTGCTCAATTGGTACACAGTGTTATCAATGGTTATCGTGTCAGCTTCGTTGTTGGGAATGTGGGTGCACCCTTTGCCTAGCTGTTTTATTATCCCTACTTTATTGCTACCTATGGAGCAACTTACACTCTCATAACAAGACACTAGACCCCCTAGGGGGGTTAAGGCTACCATACTGACAGGGTGTCTACCTGTGCTGACTTTGCATGGGTATTTAGAAGTCGATATGTTATAGTTGCACTGGTCAACTTCTAGGGCCACATTAATGCCAGCTGCTGTGTCACAAAATACATAATCATCCCTTACCTCACAATCATCTTTATTAGGATAATAAGCTGTAGAGCCAGCATTTGTACAGTACCACCCTTGATCTTCTCTCAGTATACAAGCATAATTGCCGCGGCGTTTCCTACAGAGTGGTGCTGCCACCACCCTCCAACAAGGTGTCTCAATCACGCCGAATATGGGCAGTTGTACCATATAAACGACCGTTCCATCATAAACACCAATCAATATACCAAACCCCTTCCTTCTAACCATGGCACGATTGTTCAACATCAAACTAATCTGTCCTGATGAAGTTGGCATTCTGTTAATTGCTCTAACAAGTTCATCATCTGTCATTAAATCAAGAGACACAGCTGATGTGATACCTGCACTATCAGAGAATTGCCTCACCACATTCAGGAACCTTCTGTTATTTTGGCCAAAACTAATTGCCATCTTTATATCTGCTATATTGCATTTGTTCTGGTTAATAGCAGGAGTCAATTTTTTACTTATAAATTCTTTGAGGTCATTGACTGCAGTTGCTAGTACCCTCACACCATTCCCTAATGTGGATACTGCCTCATTTGTGTTCCGGAGGGCATTCTTAATTGCCTTCACCTCTCCCTCTAATCTAATTGTCTTTGCAAGTGCTACACCAGCTGTTACGGCAGCAGCTGTCGCAACACCAAGTGCAATTGCACCCAGTACAAATCTACGTCTCCTGGGTGAGGATAGTCTGCTTTCCTTAGCCACTTGATCAGCTGACACTGTTTTGAGCTCCCTCAAAGCATTCTTTGTGAGTACTAACTCAGTGTCAATTAGGCTGGGTCCATCATTGCAAGTGATGTTCTCAACATTCCCTATTTCGAGGTTAAATACATTCGTATACCACCCTGTCCTTAACACACTCTTATAACCCCTAGTTACAGTACTGCAGGATTCTTCATTGTATGTTTCTTGTATGCAGCTACTAGGATTAGATATAAGGAACAATAGGAGACAGATTCTTACATCCATCCTACTTGTCCCAATTTTTTATTGACTATAACATTAACAGATCTATGCTTTAGGGTACCCTCAACGTGACCTCAGTACATACCTGGTTCGTTGATGATTCCATGTCTTGCAGATTTTTCCCAGACTCTCTGCTTGTACATACGGCCCCAGTTCTACTATAACTTGCATACCTGCACCCAATTTCTTAAAGATCCCTTTAGGGTTGTTCATGGTCATAATCAAGATCAGCCCTGCATATGGAGCTATCCTTGCTTGAGTTATAGCCTGGTCTGCTTCCCCACTTATTGCAGCTTCCACAGTGGCTGATTCTGAGTTCTTGATAGAGACAGCTTTAATATATGCAGGTATGGTTATGGGCACCCCTTTCTCTATGTCTATAAAATCACACAATGCGATCAAGTCATGAGTCTTCCTCCCAACAGACCTCACATCTGTCATTATTTTGGAGACCATGCCATATGGCTTCAAGGTAGTCAGATAAATGGACCTCACATCACACACAGTCAATGTCCCGAATTCCAACCTACTGTACTCGTCAAGTGCTACTGCAGCACTGACGGCAAATTTCTTAGGTAGTGCAGACATGGCGGCACCTTGGGCTGCTGCATTGACTTGGAGCACAGGGCCTTCCGGGGATGCTGTGTACTGGGTGGTGATTGATAAAGTTTTCAGTTGATCTAATAACACTGGGGCAGGCGTACTTGACTGGAATAGGGGAAACCATACAGTCAGTGTTGCAGGGTTAGAGTCTTTTTCAATGAGGTCAACCTGAACGGCTGCAGTGTAGGGAACCCCCTGATAAGTGTCAATTATATAGGACTCCATTTTGACTTGTCCCATTTTTTCATAACTACAGATCAAGATTGTATATGTCGCTCTCTTCCTCATCAGATTCAGACTCTCCACTCTCTTCTTCACTCTCTGACTCTCCACTTGAGCTCTGGTCTTCTAGGATTTTGTTCAACTCTTTGGCTTTTTCGGTAAGCTTCACGCTACCATCTCCTATTTTTGCCCTCTGGGTGTCCTCTTCTTTCATCATTTCTGCAATTTTGTCTTTAGCCTCTGTCATGATGCTGTTGATCAGCTCTTCTCTCATCCCTATCATTGCATCACGTATCCCATCTCTGGCGGCGGTTGGGCCAGCAGTTGCAATATTCAATGTTTTGAGCATGCCCAATATCATGCTCAACTTTTCTTCTATTGCTTCTAATCTTGCTTCAATAGAGGTAGATGCTGTATCTTTTTCTTCAAATGTCAATATTGATGACTTTTCATCATTATCTTCTTCAGGATCTGACAACAGCTCTAGTGCCTCTTCTTCCAGTTTAGTATATTTTCCTACTTTGGGGTTGTCAAACTTGACCTTTTTAGACTTTTCTGCAGACTCAGTACTGGTAGAAGTCTCAGTGTCAGTGGCAACTGGAGCAGTCGGGAGTTTTGGATATATAGATTCTATTTCTTTGACCTTGGGGACAGGAGCTTTGTTAGGTTTTATACATGATCCCTTTGGTGTGGTGGGGTTGCACAAAGGGGGTAATGGCACCTTTTCAGCAATTGTGTTAATAGGCTCCCCACTAATAGAACGACCTCCAGCAGAGGTGTTCCTTAGTGATCTTTGATAGGCATCGGCCATTTTTGCAGCCTCGCTGCCCATCATTAGAATATCCTTGCCTTCAGGGAAAGACATTGTTACTTGTCCCATATTTTTTTAATTACTCAAATTTGGATGATCTCTCATCATCTCCCCCTAGGTAGGATGTTGCTGCTTCCCTCTCATCATCAGTGAGCCCTAAGGCCGCTAGGTTGATCTTGTTGTTCTCTCTCAATGTCCGTGCATAACTTTCAGCAGCAGCAAACAGCTCAAGGTTGGGGGCTCGACCTTTGTACATGCCTATAATACCAAGCCCGGCGGCGTTCCCGAGGACAACACTGGCAAAATTGGGACAGTTGGTCAATGATAAAAGACCCGCTTTGGGACTCTGGCGTAAGTGTAGTAACCCTGACTCAGGTCCCATTTTCCTCACTAGGTCATAGACCTCAGATACTTGCCTCAACTCAGCTTGGACAGATACATGGCCCAACATTATATTGTTGGAGGATCGTGCAATGACACCCCAGCGCAGCATTGTTTGCCCTGCCCCATAAGCTTGCATAAAAATATTCACAAACAGGCTCTCCATCCTGCTTCCGGTGGATGTACTTCCGAGTGCCTTACCGTATTCAATAAATAGATTTCTGTAATACACCTTCTTCTCAAACAATTCAAAGAATGATTTGGCAATCCTTGGTATGTCCATCCTGGGGTACCGTGATATGGCATCGCTTAATACCCTTGAGGCACGCCGGATAGCAGTTTCAAGGCCTACTTCAACAGTTGAGGCCAACTTGGTGAAAATGAGGGCACCAATGCATAATAGAATAACGGGAGCATCCAAGGCAGACGGCTTTTGATTCTTTGTGAGTTGCACTTTATCCCTAACCATTGCTCCCATTGCTTCTCTTGTAGTCCTTTCGACATCATCAGCCCACCCAACACCCACATCGTGAATGTTTAGCACCTCTCGCTTTCTGACAGAACCCTCTGCCGAAAGTGTTACAATCTTGGTCATAACACCCTGTACTTCACTACCGGAATTTTTCAGTATTTGTTGAGTTCTATCAGCTCCTAGAGCAGTACTAATGTACTGCATGCCTACCTCTGCTGCAGGCTCATAGTCGGTGTGTTTTGCAAACAACACCATACCGCATAATGTGGATACTTGCGGCTGCAGTTCGGAAGGTGTGATCGCAGTGGTAGCACCAACATCCCTTCTAATTGTATACTGAGAGTCTTCAAGAATTGCATGTTTGTACTCCAAGTCACTGAGTCTAATACTTTCAAGAGACATTTTTGACTTGTCCCATTATTTTTCTAGAACCTGCTTGAATGCGTTTTTTTCTCGT